GTGTCATTGCATACCCAACTTGGAAACTCTTCATGAAAGCGTCCCAAACAGCGTTAGGATTAGCAGGGTTAGTTGTAACTGCTACGTTCGTAACATATGTACTCTTGATAATACGAGGATCGCTTTTATCACGAGCTCTAGCAAAACCTTCGATAGAGAATCCTATCTTACGGTCGATACCTGACTTTTGGATATTCGTTGCCAGGTTCCAAATGCTTTTCGCATAAGGGTTGTTTTTATATAGCTTACCTTCTACAAACAAGCCAACGTCATCTACGTGAGTACCTTCAGTAGGAACGCCAATCTTATACTCTTCACCTTGGTAGTGCTCATAGTTTAAGTAACCGTGAGTGATTAGGTGGCTAATGTCGATACCTTTAGGATCAACAATGTCATCTTGTAAATCAAGGTCAGGAGTTGTAGCGTACCCTTTCAGGCACCAGGATTTACCGCTAGGGTCTTCATTACTTTTGCTGATAGACTCTTCAATATCAATCGGTACGAAGAGGTTAACCTTGTTTGTCAAGGGGTTAATAGTGTTCATAGGGTGCCCTCCCCTCTAAGTGGTGTGTGCTATACAAGCACGTTTTGATGCTACTAATATAACAGAAGCACCACTTAGTTGAGGATTTTTTAGGACAATGTTTCTTTTCGCTTATCAATCATGTATAAACGTTTACCATCGATTATCCCTTGCAGGTACTCTTTGGTATCGTCACCTTCACAACCGAACTTAGGAAGCTTCTTGTACTTAGCGATTCTGTAACCATCATTCAAACCTTTTTTATAGTTAGTGAGAGCCATTAGTCACCTTTCCCTCCTTGCTTCATAGAGTTCGTGTTCTTAGCGCCCTTTAATTGACCGTCCTTGCCTACGTCTTTGTTAAAGGAACCTTTACCGTTAACATTGCTAGAGTCACCATTCATCCCTTTTTGTTCTGCCTGGGACTTCTCCTCTTTCGCTGTTTGGGCGGGTTTGCTTCCTGGAACTTGTCCATTAGGAGTCATAGCCATTTGCTTTTCCATCATTTCTTTTTGTAGTAACTGACCTAGACGTTGTACGTGAACACCTGCAAGTGTTACGTCTCCACCTTCGATAGGAGGGTAACCTAACTCGTTACGGATATCATTGATTGTAAGACCAATCATCGCTTTTGCTTCCAGGATTTCTATGATCTCACGCTCAGTTTGTACGTCTCCACCTACGAAGCTGAAAATGTACTTGTCTCCGAATTGAGAAACGATGTACTTGTTAATAGCGTCCTCGATGAACTTTAGTAAAGGCTCTAACCCTTTATCCTTCGAGCTACGATGCTTCTCTTTTGTGCTACCTTCGTTTAGAGAGTTACCGCTACTACCTGTAGCTCCACCACGGTTAGGGAAGTTAATCTCCGATGGGTCAATAGCATAAATAGAGCAACATACGTTGATTAAGTAGTTCAACCATTTTTCGAACTCCATATCACGAGATGATTGTGTCATATTTACGAACTTAACATCTTCCGCAGATACTACAGGAATCTTCCAGGCACCATTGATACCGCTAAACATAGCAGTCCATTCTCTTCTGAACGATTGTAGCGCTTGCGTAGATTGCTCTTGCCCTGTTTTAATATGTAATAGCCCTCGTGTCGTACCACCTTGAGCAAAGTAACGTGCGTTAAATAGCTCTGTATTCTCATGGTACTGTAGATGGTTCATAGCAATTTCTAGCTCAGAGTAACCATAACGACCTACAGTAATATCTGTTCTAGGGTTATGTACTTCCCATGCCATTTCTTTAGCCTTGAACTCTGCTACCTTTCGCTTGTCCAGGATTTGAACAAACTTAGTAACGTCCTTACCTTTTGGCTCATGACCATTTTCGTCTACTGCCACATAAATTGTAGCTGCGTCAACCGCTGTAAACCGGTTCAATTCGCCTTTGTTATTATAGATCAGCTCGAAGTTAATCTTGTCGTATACCAATCGGTCACGAACAAGCTTCTTAACGAATGTACGTAAGTTATCTTTTGTAAAGTCTTTTTCATCTTTACCTGTGTGCTGCAAGAAACTCTCTATTCGTTCTATCTTTGCTAGATCGTGCGAAGAAGGTTTTTCTTGGGGATTCTTTAAACGAACCTCATACCCAATCCCTCTATCACTTTGTCGAGCAGGTGTACAGAATAGAGACACCTGGTTTACACGAGTATTAATAATTGCATTAAGGATAATATTCTTTCTCGACCATAGCTTCAGTGTCTCAAGTAAGTTGTAATTACCTCTTGCTGAAGGAGCTTCTTTGTAATCAGGGTTCATTGACATACTACCTAACAACGGTTCTTCGTACGCCTTTGCTTTTCCCTGGTTAACATTGTTACTCTTCATTAGCACTGCTGCTTGCTCAATTTCTTGAATCCTAGTAGATATCGTGTCATGTTCTTGAATCGTACCTACTGGGTCTGCGTTCATCTTTCGATTGAACCAGTCAAATGCTCCCATCCAATGTCACCTCTGTTTATTAGCACTCTACGTTTTGCATTCAATGGAGTCCCGATCAGCATACTCGAATACCTTCCGACTGTTCAGCACGTTCTCATAAGTATCTGTCACCGATTCTCCATGTCTATTAACTAATAACACTTGGTTATCTTCGGTGAGGTCTACAATAAGCCGCTTCTCCCCATCAATAACAGAGTAAACTAGCACATTCTGACCACCGATAGCCTTGTAATAGCTAATGACTTCTAGCCACGTATAGTTCTGATTTAGTAATTTCTTTGCTGTTTGCCATTTAGAATCTTCTCTGAATGAACTCAAAATAGGTCACGCCCTTAGATATAATATAAGACTACGTAGTATAAACTTTGGAAATACGGAGTACGGAATGTGTACTTTAATTATATCATAGATGGTTGTTAGAGGGTCTTGCGGAGCCACAACGCAAAAAAGAACCCGCTAGGGGCTCTTTATAGTACTTTATTAGTTGCATTTGCATTGGATATCTTACCAGTAGGTATTGTGCCATTGAAGTCTACCTTGTTGTACGAACTTGTGTTGGTAAGTTTAACGATCGCACCAGGATTTGTGATTAAGTGCGTATCCCATAACATACCTTCGAAACGGTTTTGTTGCCCATTAACCTGTAAGACTAACTGCGTCATAGCCGATGGTTGAAGTTGTAATCCAGTAAACATGTTACCACTACATTCATTTGGAACTGTCTCGGCTGAGTCAATGACGATCATTTCTACACAATCATCGATAGAGATATCATTAAATCTATTTGCGTTCACCCAAGCCATTCCTGTAGCAGGTTTAGATGCTTTTAGTTCCATCCCTCTGCGTAAACCGCTTATCTTGATGTCGAAGAAATTCACAAATGAAATCTCGTGACCTCCTCCACCTGCAAAGCACGAAATACCTAAGCCTTTATAAGAACCTGCCCAGTTAACAATGACACCATGCTTAATAGCCGACCTGTTCCAGGTATTGTAATATTTGTACTTACCATCTAGGTAGAAGACAGCAGAGTCAAATGTTGGGTCTTGTATTGCGATGTAAGGATGTGTAACAGATGCATTCTGTTCTAGTTCGATAACACGGACGTTACTATCTATAACAAATTTGGTTCCATAGCCGAATAACAATTCTACATTCTTTTTTACTAAGATTGGCGCTGTGATTGAGTAGTCTTTGTTTTCTTCCAGTTGTACAGTTTTATGCAGGTTACTTGTACTTGCAGCGTTGATTGCATTCTGTATTTGCTCCGCATGTGTTGCTCCACTGAAATCTTTAACTTGTAACATAACACTCCACCTTTTAGTAGTTTAAAAAAAGCCCTTCGGCACAAAGGACTTTTAATGCATACTATGAAATTTAATTGTGAAACAATAGGAACAGAAGGATTCGAACCTTCGACCTGGTGCGTATGAGACACCCGCTACTACCACTGAGCTATGCTCCTGTATTGGCAGGGGAGGGAGGAATCGAACCTCTTAGCGGTGGTTTTGGAGACCACTGACGTACCTCTTGTCTTTAAGCTTCTCTCCCCCATATGGAGTAGGTAGTGGGGAACGACCCCAATAGACGATCGTGAATCGCTACCTACATTATGATACCGAAGGAGGGGGTCGAACCCTCAATCCTCTAGGGCACAGCATCCTAAGTGCTGCGTGTATTCCAATTCCACCACTTCGGCATAATTTGGTGGGTCAGGTTGGACTCGAACCAACGAACCTTTCGGGGAAGATTTACAGTCTTCTGCAATTGCCACTATGCGACTGACCCAAAAA